CCGGGAATATGCGTGATGCTGTCGGAATGGCGGAATACCACGAAACGCTGGAGGGCGGATCCGTGAATGTGTATCCGCAAGGCACAGATTCGCGGGGCGTCCGGAACGCTATGAAAGCGTTTGTAATCAACTATGGGATCGGGGCAAACCCGACAAAACGGAGCCGGGGGCGGCGTGAAGCCAACAAAACCGGCGATAAATTCATAACAGGGCAATTCAACCGGACGAAGCCGCGTGTCCAGGAAGCAATGGAAGCGGAAGCGCACCGGATATTTGAAGAAGCCCAGAACGGAGGAAAGCAATGATTGTTGGCGTTAAGCATTTGACCTGGGCGCCCTACACAAGCGGCGGCGCCGGTGCTGCGGTCGTCTATGGCGCTGGCACGATGGACAAAGATCTGATGGTCCGGGTGGATATGAGCGAGGAACGGAATGATACTCCGTTCCACGCGGACGATCACCGGATTGACCGGGATAACAGCATCAATAGCGCCACCGTGGCGCTGGAGCTGGCGCGGATCCCCGCTACCATGCGCGAGCCTGTGCTGGGGCATGTGGCCGGAAGTGGTACGAATACCGATTACACCGTGACCGAAGACGCTGCGCCTTATATCGGCGTCGGGTTCATGCTGAAAGAGCGGTATAAGGCTGTGACCAAGTTCCGCGCTTTCTGGTACTGGAAGGTGCAGTTCTCCGAAGGACAGCGGAGCTTCAACACCAAGGGCGAGAATCTGGAATTCCAGACTGAGAGCCTTGAAGGCGCGGTGGAAGCGGTCCAGCTGACTGATGGCGGAAAGTTTGAATATTACGTTTACGCGGATTTCGACACTGAAGCCGCTGCGGACACCTGGCTGAAGGGCAAGGGTAATGTATCCGGGAACGGTTGATGGGCGGCGGGGAGGGGAAACTCTCCCCGCTTTTCCGGTTAATAAAAGGGGGAAGCTATCGTGGAAAAGGTAACTATCAAGGGCCAGGAATATGAACTGGTGTTTAACATGTACGCGGTTGAACAGATCCAGGACAAGATCGGGAGCCTGACGGATGTGATGGCGCGGATTCAGGACAAGGAGAACATTGATTATAAACTGGTTCGGCAGCTGTTCGTGATTCTGGCGAATACGGCCCGCGAGGCGCGGGATTTGCCGGAGGACGTGACGGACAAGCCGCTGAAGCGGATGCATATACAAGATTTCCAGCGGTCCATGCTGTGGGCGAAGATCGTTATTGAGATCGCAAACGGATGGAAAAGCGAAACCACCGGCGGGAACGAAGCGGATAACGAAAAGCATGACGTGTGGCTTGAGGAAGACGAAAAAAACGGGGCGACCGGCGCGAGATGACAATCCGGGAATACTACGGATATGCGCTCGTGGCCGGGATACAGTACCGGGACGCGCGGCACATGACGCCGGGTTTTATCCTGGATATGTACGTTATCCACACCCGGCATGAAGTGAAAATGCGCGGTGGACGGGCAAAACGCAAACGGTAAAACGTGACGGAGGGAGGGCGGCGGCGTGGCCGACGAGATCAAACAAAAAATATCGCTTGAGGGCGAGAAAGAATACAGTGCGGCGCTGAAAGAGGCCAACCGGAACCTGAAAACCCTCCGGAGCGAACTGAAAGCGGAAACTGCTGAACTTGGAAATAATGCCAGCGCACAGCAGAAGAACGAAGCCAAATCGCGGAGCCTGCGGAAGCAGATCGAACAGCAGGAAAAGGTTGTCGAAACCCTTAAGAGCGCGCTGAAGGACGCGAAAGAGCGCTACGGAGACAACAGCGAAGAAGTTTCCAAGTGGGAGCAGAAATTAAACGGGGCGCGGTACACTCTGGCGACCATGAACAACCAGCTGGAACAGTCCGAAGCCGCCCTGAAGGAACAGAGCGACGCGCTGAAGGACAGCGCCGGCAGCTATGATGACGCCGCCGGAGCCGCGTCGAACTATGCGGATGCTGTTGACAGCGCAGGAGCGGCTGCGGATGCCGTGACGTTCCAGAGCGTGATGACGGCGGCTGATAACCTGACCGGAAAACTCCAAAACGCCATGAAATTTATCATGGATCTGGGGAAGGCCGCATGGGAGTGGATGAGCGACAGCGGCGAATGGGCCGACACCCTGACCACGGACGCCACCAAATGGGGCGTAGACCGGCAGACGCTTCAGGGCTGGCGGTACGCGGCGCGGTTCGTTGATACTGAAGTTGAAACCATTGCGCGGGCGTTTACGAAGCTGACAAACCGGAGCGACTCCACCAACAAGAAGCTAAAGGAAATCGGTGTTGTCGCCAGCAAAGACGTAAAAGGACAGGATCTGTTCTGGGACGTCATTGACGCCATGAGCCGCCTGGATGACGCCGCCCGTGAGAACGCGGCCATGGACATCTTCGGCAAGAGCTATCAGGAATTGCTCCCGCTGATTAATGCGGGACGCGACGCCTGGGAAGGATACGTCGAAGAGGCTGAAAAATCCGGGTACGTTCTGGATGAAGACCAGATCGACAAGCTGGGCGCTCTTGATGATGCCAACCAAAAGCTACAGGCGTCATTTGAGGCCATGCAGCACACCATTGCCGCGGAGCTTGCACCGGCGTTTACGCAAGTATCTACGGCCATGAGCGGCCTGATTGACAGCTTTACCGAATGGGCGAAGACAGAGGAAGGGCAGAAAACCCTTCACGATCTGGGCGATGCGCTGAAAGGTCTGGTTGATCAGTTTACCGGCGAAAAGGATTTTACCGGGCTTGTGGAGGGCGCGGCGGATGCTGTTAAAAAGCTGACCGATGCACTGAACTGGATTAGCGAACATAAAGATATTGTCATTGCCGGTTTCGGCGGCGTGGCTGCGGCTATTGCCGGCATAAAGGTATCACAAACGTTCCTGAGTGCCTTGCAACTGATCAAGGGGATCAAGTGGTCGGCACTTCCGAAAGGAACGCCCAGCACGCCTACAACGACGCCTACAGGAACACCGACTGCACCTGTGATGCCTACACCGTCGGCTCCCGTTGCGGCTGCCGGTGCAAAAACTACACCTACATTTTTTAACAGCGCGCTCCCGGCGTTCGGAACCATGATCGCGATGGGTGCGAGCTTTGTTGAGCTAATGCGGCGCGCCGGCGAATACCGCGTAAACAATCCGGATGCGCGCGGGAGCGAAAGCGCGCTCGAACGGTCCACAAACGGGAACGATCAGCTTGGACAGGCGTTTATTGATTTTGTGAACGCCAATAAAGAGCTGGATGAGCTGCTGAACAGCCCCGAATACACGGACGAAAAAGCGAACGCTTTGATGGACGCGGTAGAAGAAGCGCAGACGGTTTTTGAGTCGATGGAAGGACACGAAAACGTCTGGGATGCCTATCAGGCGTGGCTGGCCAACAACAGCAACGGGGCCATGAGCTGGGAGCTTCCCGCGGAGATCCCCGCAGGATGGTTCGGTGACGTTCTGGATTCCATGACGTGGGAAGACACCGGATCGCTTACCAGTGACGACGTGAGCGGGTTTGCGGCTCTGCCGGCTGACATCGAAGACGCTGTTGCCGCCGGGATCGCGACGGGAACCAGCGGAATGTATATCAATATGGACGGCGTGACGGTCGGGCGTGTCGTGGCTCCCTATGTCAGTCAGGAAATCGCGTTCGGGATCCCGTAAGGAGGTTTGAAATATGCAATTGCGACACCGGGCCGCGCTGAACGGCGTAGAGCTGGATGAGATCGACAGCCGGGTGATCATCCAGGGCGTCGAATGCGGCGCGCCCAAAAGCACACAGAGTGCAATCAGCCTTTTCATGGCGAACGGACAGCGGTTTTCTGTCAACCAGCGAGATAACATCGATGTAAAGGTGAAGTTCGGCCTGCTGATCCGTAAGACGGATATGGCTGAACGGGCGGCTCTGCTTGACCAGGTCAACAATTGGGCGGCTATGGCTCAAAAGGAATACGGCGGGGCATGGCTGACCGTCAATTATAAGGAAAACCGGCGGCTCCATGTGATGCTTGTCGAACCGGCGGAAGAGGGTGACCTGAAGGAATGGACGAACGTCTTTGGTATTACCTTCCGGGCCTACGGCATTCCCTATTGGATCGAACAGGAAGCGGAAGTATATACCAGCGACGTCACATCCGCCCGTGTGGGAACTATTCGTGTGAACGGCTCCGCGCAGACGGTCGCGGACATTGAGCTTGCCAACATGAGCGGCGCGAAGATCGACACGGCGACCGTTTATGCCGGCGTGTGGGGCATCGGGTTCACGGGGCTGGGGCTGATGGCCGGCGAAACGCTGGTAATCGATCACAACGACGAAGGACGGCTTCAGCTGCGCATCCGGGACGGGAACGGCGTATACCGGAGCGTCTATGA